TTGAGCCAAGTTTTTGGATTGCGCCGCCCAAAGAATCTGTTGCTGCACCTGGGGCGTTACTAAACGTGGCTGATGGGTTCATAGATTGCGTTTGGTTTGCCGCAACCTTGTCGTAGCCAGAGAAGAAGTCCATTGCTGTCTTCGCGCCTGGCGCTTTTAGTTTATCGACACGGCCAGCTACATCAAACGCTTCAAGAGCATCTGCTTGAGAGTTCACGGATTTGGCATCTGTTGCGCCGCCTACAAGAGCGGACAGCTCATCGCCGAGCTTTTGCCGTTGTTTTGTAATGTCATCTCTCTTCGCTGTAGAATATGCAGACGCTGCATCAGCAATACGCTGGCTTTCAATCGCTCTCTGGCTATCAAGCCCAGCAATTCTTTCGTTTAGGTCTGCTTGTGAAATCAAGCCAGATGACTTGAAGCCCTGATATATTCCGCGTGTTGCGTCATCGTAAGCAGTTTGCAAACCTGGGTTGCTAAAGTCAGAATAACTTGTTTCCAGGTCGCCGTAATAATCATCATTAAAGTAATCAAACGCGCTCGCCAATTCTGACTGTTTATCTGACAGCAGCTGCGCTCGTCTGTTCCGCGCATTTTGTAAATCAATTTCGGCTTGCGATGGGCCTCTTGGCGCAGAAGAGCCACCGCCGTCACCACCGCCGCTACCTGGGCGAGCGTTAGGATTAGGGTTAAAGTTAGGGTCGCCGGAATAAACCATGCCGCCCATAAAGCCTTCATGCTCTACGCCTTTAACATTGCCCTGGTCGTCAAAAACAGGGTTGCCGCCTTCCTTTAGCTTATCAATCTGATTGTTGCGGTTCATGCTTGCAACCGCGCCTAATGCGCCAAACTCCATAGGGCTAGGGTTGTTATTACGGCTTTCCAGCTGGGATATAGCTCTATCACGGTCAGCTGCATAGCTCGTATCAGTTGGGTTTTTGCTACGCAGATTGCCAGGAGCTGTAAATCCCTGGTTGTTGCCTACGCCGCCGTATGCTGCATTTTCGTAGTTACTCTGTGTGTCATCAGATGAAGGGCCACTTTCGCTTCCCATGATAAACTCCTCTAGTGCATCACAGCATCGTCTGGGACGATAATCTGTGGTTTTAGCATAACGCTGTTAATTCTGTCATCTTGCGCTACGCGCCTAAAAAACAATCTTCTTCCAGGGTACTGTTCAGCCATCCACTTGTAGCTTTCGCGGCACATATAATCAGCTCCGCCAAACGGTGCTATTACGTCCATAATCCACAAGTTTCCTTCTGTGTCGTCCTTCATCCAGTCTTCCCAATCCAACAAGCCACGCCTGGCTATAAAGTTCACTTCGCTTTGGGGCGTTAGGATTGTGTAACTAAGAAAACCAATCAAATCGCCGTCAGTCTCATCATAAAAAAGTCTGCATCTAGCTGTAAGCAAAGCGGGTAATATCAGCCGCTCCAAATGCTCGATGGTGTATTTTTTATACACATCGCTGCATGACATTAGTTTTACCACTTCCCCTACAGCAGTGTAGAGAGAGGGGTACGCAAGAACGTCATTCCTTGATGCTAGAAGAGTCTCCACTGTCAAATAATCCACTCATGTTATAACGGTTTTTACCTCTACGCTCTAAGTCCATCTGCGTTGCGATGCCGGATGTTACACCAGCAAACAGCTGCCCTAGTGGCGAATACGCTGGCATTTCAGTCAAAGACATTGCTCTAGCCTGGGCGTTTTGTGATGCCAGGGTGGGGTTAGCGATGTTTGCGTTTTGGCTATAAAGGTCAGACTTCGCGCTTTCGACAGAGCTTCTGGCTCTTGAGCCATACTGGTTAGCCTTGTCGGCAATGCTGCGAGACTGCATATCGTAATCTTTTTTGAGGTCTGCAAACCTACGCGCACGGGCAGAGCTGTTCAGCAAGTTGCTTCTAGCCAGGGCAAGCGTAAGCTCGCGCTGCGCGTCCTTAAACTGGTCTTCCAGCTGCGGGTTCGCATAATCAAGGTAAGATTGTGTTCTTCCAGAATAAAAGCCGTCATCAAAGCCAGCAAAGTTTTTGTCGATGTTCGCCTTACCTTCACGAACACGACCTTGCCGCTCTTCTTCTTTTCTTCTTTGCTCTGCTGCGCCGTTATCGCCGCCACCGCCGCCCATACACATCAGTTAATCACTCCTGGTCTGCGCCATTTCAGTGTACCAGGCTTCGCGCCTGGTGAGCGAACGTAAGCAAAGTTTATAAATGTCTCTCCGTTGCGCCCAAATCCTGGAATAACATTTTCTTTTTTTAGCCCTATAAACTCCAGCCATCTATGGACTTGCTTATACCCATCTATTGATTGTGCCTCGACACGGTGAGCTTTCGCGTTGTCCAATGCTGGTATTATATCGCGTATCACGCGCTTTGTCAGAAAAGTGCTGACTTTTTGGAATTTGTCTGTCGCAAAAAGCCCCAAACTCCACACACCTGGCCGCAGCGGGATGTACGAAACAACGCCAACAGCTTCAGTATCACCAAAAGAATAGACGTTTTCGTGGTCGCTGAGACAATGAACTAGGTATTCTGCCAGCTCCTCGCGTCCTTCTGACCAGGTAACGCATAGTATTTCTTCATAGTCGCGTTGCCTCATTTCCAGAGCAACGCTTCTAATCTCATCAGGTGATGCTTTGCGGAGAAACATTAGCCAGACTCCGCTGCATTGTAATGGATCGCAATATTGCCGACTTTTGCTGGCCCTGGGGCGGTGCAAGTGAGTTTGGGCGCAATGTGTGTCGAGTATCCAGTAATCGTTGCCCGTCCCAAGCCGTATGTTGTCTTGTAAACTGAGGCTACTTCTTCAGTAATGCTAATGTCCTGGGGGTCAGTGGCCATAGAAACTGACCAATTATTTTCGCAAACTACATCGAGGCCATAATAGTCTTTGGAAGTTGCAGGGGATGAGCCATCGAGGAACGGCATTTGTACCGTTACAGTGCAGCTGTCATAAGTCGTGCCGTCTTCTCCGCCCAGGGAATACAACTTGTCTCCGCTGCGGCAAAGAACCTGTGTGCCATCATATGCCCACTTGTTTACCACAAAGCCTGGCTCGTAGACTGACCATGCGCTGACGCGAGAGCTTGGGAAGTAACTAAATACATATACCTTGCTGCCGATTGCCAGGAAGTACCGACCATCTCGCGGTTCGAGTATCGCCTGGCCGTTTTCTGCCAGAGCTTTGTTGTCCTTGATGTCAGCTACCACAAGCTCGTCAATCGGGTTGCCGATGTCTCCAACAAATGCAGCGTTTGAAGAGTCACGCGCTTTTAGGCTGCGGACGCCGGATAAAGATAAATAGAACACATCGTTGTCGCCAAACTCCACAACACTGTCTGGCGCAATAGTGCCAGTGTTGTTTAGAACCTGGATTTGCTGGTTTAGGTCTTCGTCTGCATCCACAAACCATATTTGAACAGCTTGTTCCGCAATCACAGCAACATTGTCAAAATAGTTTGCTATGGCTTTCAGTGACTCTGAGCCTTTAGCGTTGTTAGCCAAGTTAATAAAACCAGCGCCGAGAGATGCGTCATTCCATTCAGCTGGGTTATCTACAGCTGAGAAGTGCAACAAAGAGTCTGATAGAGCGTACATCTTTGACTTAACAGGACGTACAAAGCTGCCAGGCGTATAACCTTGAACAGAGCTTGCGTTTGCTCCACCGTCCAAATAATTCTGAGATGTCGGGTCAAACGCAGTTGTTGCGTTGCCCGTTACACCGACAGCTACTGTTAGGTTGTTGAAGCTGCTGCCGGACTCTTTTGATATGATATTCACATATTGATTAACAGCAGTCGCCTCATACTCTGGAGCTGATGCAAAGTTGTTTATTGCGTCCGCAAGCTGCTGGGCAGTGTAAGTATGCGATGTTTGCCATTTAATCTGACCGCCAATTATGTTGACGCCATCAACCGTGACAGAAGACACAGCATTATCGAAACCACCAGACATATTGTTTAGGCTGCCCACCGCAGCTGCGCCGTCTGTAAGCACAGAAACAGCAAAGGTATTTGGGCCTACACCTACGTCAGAAGCCGTAATTGTAATAACAGCCCCAGCTGCTGATGCAGTATAGTTTGGCGTAGACGTAAAATTGTTAATTGCTTGCGCGACATTTGTGGCAGTTGTGTTATTGTCCCCCGTGTGAGCAACGGGATTTTCAATTACATCCACGTTGTTCACACGAACCACGCGGATGTTGTCACCTGGGTTATTTGTTCCAGCTGTTATTGTGAAGCTGCCAGTAGCAGCGCCACCGCCGTCTGTACCACCAGTTATCTCAATGGTTGCCCTGGCTCTTCCGTCAAACCAGTCTGTAATACGCACACCATTGTAGTAGTGGAATATGCGGCCATCGGCGAACCGCCCAGCTGCGTA